ATTCTAAAAAAAACAAATAAATTTGTTTAATATATTTAACGTTTTAGAAAGTTTTTAAAAATCCAAACATGGCGGGAAGCCTGCTATTTGTTATTCCTACTCAAAGTATCAAAGTTATCGTCGGTAGGCAAAATCACAAACTGTTCATTTGAAATTTATATTGATAGTAAAGTTTAAAGAAAAATGCTAACTAAATAACTATTATTCCACATTCTTTCTGCCAATTGTAATCGAGTTCTTCATAAGTCAAACTCAAAGGTGGTAAATTTACATCTCTCAAAATACTATTCAATGTTTGAGTAAATTCATCAAAGGGTTCTTTTCCATAAGCGTACATGAATAATTGGGCATCTTCAAGATTAGCCCTTAACATTTGATCTGGAGGATTGCCCTTTCTAATCCAGTTGGTTAATTCACCTATTGGGCTATCCATTTGCATCTTTGCATGATAATATCCGGGAAAACGATAATCTTCCTCAAAAGTGCATTTCAAATACTGCATATCATTGCTATCCATATACATACTGAATTCTTGATTCGTTTTTTGGGGAGGCACGAATTCTATTCCTCTTTTTGCGAGTTGATCTCTCAGAACTATGGGATTAAAGAGATCATAAGCCTCTTCCGAAGTTTCAGCTGCAATGTCGTCTCCACAATTAGAAGATCTAACATGCTGATGGAAATTCGTTAGATTTGTCATTTCGGGTCTTTTCTCTCTAGTTTCATCTATCCAGATATGCTTTTCTCTGACTCGCCATCCACCTGAGTTAAAAACTCCTGTTACATAACACCCACTAGGCATACCAACACAAACTATGTAAATTACTTTACCACAGATGTGAATTCTGAAAATTATGCAATTTCCAACTACGAAAGCTTCACAAGAATCGTATTCATCATCAAAATACTCTATAACTGCTATTGCTATCCTAATCATCAGCTCTTTTGTTTGTTGATCATATTTCCCATCCCATTTTTTAACGTCTCCGTCAAATTTTCGACCTTGCACTTCGTCCAAGTACCGCATCAAATTGGTGACGTCTATTCCATGCATATTCAATCCAAGTCCGCATCCTATTT